ATATGTCTACTGCTTGTAGTGCTTTCTGCCTGAACTGTTCGATCGTAACAACATTAATAACAACTAATCGATTTAAGTCAATGCCACGACTTGTAAGAAGAGATTTGTTAACTGCTGCCTCAGTGTCAAAGTACAAACAGTAACCGTCAGGATTACTATCCAAAAAATTCTTAACCACAGCGAGACTAAAGAAAGTCTTCCCAGTAGAAGACTCACCAGCAATGGCAGTAATCTTATTCCCAGAAACACCACCAAATATGCTACCTGAGACCAGTGAATTAAAAACGTAAGAACCCGTGTCCACAAAGGTTTCTGTGTCGTCGATGTCTGAGGCGAGTTGGGTAAAGTCATCTCCAATCTCTTTTACAATTTCTTTTAAAAAATCCATTAAATAATAAATCCAAATTCTTCGCGGGCTACTTTTTTATATGTATCAGGGTGCTTTTCCCTAATCTTTTTAATAGTATCAATTTTTTGATAGAGTGCAGCATCTCCACCAAGACGTAAAGCACTTACAATAGTAGCAAGTTCTTTATCAGTAATAGGTAGTTCCATTAAGGCCAACGTTTTGTTTTTAAGTAGTTAAGTACATCTTTACGAACATCCATGAGTTCGTGATAGCACCTTTGATTGTGGGCACATTGTCTAAGAGAATGATCTGGTTTAATCACCGACTCAATAAAAATATCAAGTCCACGATTCCATTTCTCTTGTTTAGTCTCTACATCATCAATGCAGTTTTGATCTTTCATGAAAAGAATGACTCCAAAGTATTAGTTTTTTCTACTTTCCACCCAATAGCATCTAAGATTGCTTTGAGTGGTTCTAGAAAGGCTTTTTCAAATTGTAAGTCATAATCAACATACTTGTCAATATTAAGTTCGCGTGGAAAATCCTGAATGAATGAGATAACATTTTCGTGAATGATATTTGGTTTTTTCAAATAGCAAAATTTAATCTTCTCACCATTTTGGATCAGAGAATACTTGTTATCAAGTTTTTTCTCTTTAATATAATAATTAAACAAGAGGGCCCCCCGAATATGTATGGGAGTTCCCTTAATGTAAATTCCAGAGTAAGCCCTATACTTCACAACATCTGATGCAGATCTTGGAAAAGATATCTGCTCTGGAGGAAGGTTCTTAAAATCTGTTCTAGATTGTTCGATAAATTCAACCACATCATCTTCAGATCCACTCATGATAATCTTTAAAGCATCTTTAATCATCTTCCTACATGGAGCAGGAGTTGATGATTTAACTGCTTCAATACCCATCATCTTAAGTTTGGGTTCAGTGTATTGAACACCTTCACTATTATGTACGTTAAGAATGTATCGCTTCTTCGCAGTCCAGATACCACGATCTGCGATATTCTCACGCTTCATACTCATTTTTTGGTCATATGCCGATACGTAGTCCGCCAAGTTCTGGTAACTTTTCTCAATGAATGGTTCAAACTTGTCTTGGCAGATCTTATCAAGTATCGATACAACCGCTGCTTTATCGTGAGACTTATTACCAAAAAATTTAGTAACAAGAGGTTCAAGATTAAGGTAGATTGAATCAGTGTCAGATGCGATGACATAATCTTCGCCTTCTGTTTTTAACAGTGTATTTAGATATGTATTCATCTTTCCCTCAATCCATCGGATACTTACTTGGCCCGACAGAGTGATTGCTTCCGCATTTGCTAGTTTGTAATATCTAAAGTATTGATTACCAATAGCACCATAAGCAGAATTGAGTGAGATCTTCTTTGCCATCTGGATGTTGTTGCACCTAGCAATTTCCTTCTCAAGTGCTTTGGTCGGAGTTTTTTCATATTGCTGTTTAGCATCAAGCATTCGTTTCTTGAATACAACTCTATCGCCATACATCTTCTCCATCAGTTCAGGAAGGAACCCACGAACATCCTTACGGTACATTGCACCATTGGCACACACCGCATTATCCTTATACAACTCAAAGTTTATTTCTTCATTAAGGATTCGATCAACTGTAGCCGTTGGATGTCGTTCTTCCAATAACGTTTCTGGTGAGATGTTGTACTGCATAATAAGGTGAGGGTAGAGAGAGTTAAGGTCAAAAGACACAACCCAATCATACTTTCCCGGAGTCGGTTCCTTGACATAGGCACCTGCATACTTTTCATTTTTGTCAGAACGGATTTTTGGCGGAATAACAATATCCCGTTTCTTCAAGTAATTATAGATGATATTGTCCCACATGCGAACTTGATAGAACACATCGTTATAATTGACCTTGGCATCATATGCCATAGTCAATGCTAGTTCAATCAGTTTCATCTTGTCTTCCAGACGGTCAACAAGTTCTACGTCAACAATATTATACTCAATATACTTTTGCCATCCTTTAGTATAGAAATCTTTAAAAGTTTCAAACTCAGAGTGATCAAGTTTCTTTTGACCTAACTCAACCTCAGCTATGTAATCAAGTCGATAAGATTCTTGTGCCTTGTATGTAAATTTCTTATAGAGGTCAAGGTAATCAAGAACTGCAACTCCACCAACATCAAAGACGCTGTGCTCCCTGCCCTTGATAAACTTTTGTGATTCGGTCACAAGTCCCCAAGGAGACATACGCTTCATCAACTTCACTCCAAGCACCCTGTTGAGGCGTTTGCAGATGTATGGGATATCATACAGTTCACAGTTCCAACCAGTAATTACGTCAGGAACATCAACCATCCAAAAATTAATGAAGTGACTCAATAATTCTTGTTCTGTGGGGCAATGATAATAAGTTACATTTTCCTGTTTATTGAAGAAAGGTTTTACTCCCCAAGTAGTAATCTTTTTAGTATTGTAATCCTGAATTGTAATAGCAAGAATTTCTTCAACACAAGATTCAACATCAGGGAATCCATTCTCAGATGCGGTCTCAATATCAATGGTTACTAGTTTGATCTGACTTATGTCAAACTTGACTTCATCTTCAGGATGTTTTTCAGAAATATATTGATAGATATATCTATCGTTTCCATAAATTTCAAATCCATCTACGTCATCATACTTTTTATAGAAATCGCGGCAATCACGAATATTACCAGGATAAATTGGTTCTACAGATTCTCCACTTAATGTCTTATACTTGGAATCCTTCTTCGACTTCAGAAAAAGAGTAGGATAAAACTCATCTCTAAATTCATATCTCCTCCCATTTTCAACGCCACGAACAAGGAACTGGTTCCCAATCATTTGGACATTAGTGTAAAATTTCATCCCTTAGTTAAGTCCTCATATTTTTCAATCAGTGTGGGTGTTGGATCTGCAAGAGTAAGTATCTTATCAGAACTCATCATAAAAGTGTCTTCCCTTGTGACACTAAGTAACCAGGGCTCTAACATTCCTTCTTTGGTTACGACATATGGATCTATCAGTTTGCAATCAGGTTCCCCAATATCAGCACCGATTTCTTCAATCTGACTGATCAGAATCTGATTCGTCGTCAGTATTAGAATCTTGATTAATTTTAGTTCTTTGGTCATATTCCAGAATGTCCTCTACGTAAAGTTTAGTAAGTTTGTCCATAGGTTCCACCATAGTCACAATCCAATCCATAGAAATGGGAATCATAGGATCTTTTGCTAGGGGAACCCAAGGATAGAATTTGACTTGGTATGCGTTCTTTCTTTTTTTTTCAGTTGTCTCTTCATCCTCAACTGGCGTATAGTTTACCATCTTGACAATGCAGGGTTTGTTGAGAAAGTATCCAACTACTTTATCTTCAACAACCATCTCCTGAACGTCTGCGACAATATCTTCACCAGATTTCAGAACTAAAAGTTTGATCGTCATAGTATAGTTTTTTTCCTGCAATAATTATAACATAAAAAAAGAGGGATGTCTATGGATTTTGCCATAGTCCCTCTGCGGCGACGATATTCAATTATATTTATTCAGTTTTTAGGTGTCATCCAATATGCTCCTAATGATGTTGCTGAGATTGCTGCGATGATTGCTAGAATTTCCATGGTTCAGGACGTATTAGGACAGAACAGGGTACAGTACTCCCCAACTAAAAAGAGATGTTACTGTACCAAAAAATATGGTAGTCATGGTGAAGTTCATAATGGTCTCCATCAGATTACATAATTATATAGATTGTACTGTATCACTACGATACACTTCTGTATCAACCACAGCAAAAATTGATTAGGATATCAAAACCAGACCTTCTTTTGATGATGTTCAGGCACAATTCTTCCCAGAACAATACTTAACAACCCATCCTCAAATTCAACTGATCTAACTTCCGTGTCCTCTGCCAGTGTCCAAGATCTGGTGAAAGATCGTTGAGCCATTCCTCTGTGGACATACTCTGTATCTGTTTCGGTGTCTTCTTTTTGTCCTTCGACAAAAAGTTTTCCGTCTTGTGTGTAGACATTTACTTCTTTCTTTTTAAATCCTGCAAGCGCAAGTTCTAGTCTCGATTCTACGTTGCTGACGGTGACTAGATTGAATGGTGGATAATTCTTTGTTGTTTCGTGTAGAGCAAACAATCTATCGAAGTATTCATCCATTCCAATGCTATTCCTATTTATACGCTCCATCAGCGCAGGCAGGTCTGCAGCAGTATATCGTGCAAGGTTTCCCATGATTCTTAGCTCCTTTAAAAGCGAGTTTATGTTTTGTGGACCCCGAAGGCATCCACTACTATTTAACTACATATAGAAAAAAACTGCTACGGAGATAACCGTAACAGTTTATAGAGGTTTCCGACTTTTGAAGCGACCGCACGAAAGATCGCAGTATTATTTATTCGGTTTCCTGGGTCTTCCCTCTCTTACCGATATTATATTTCTGTTCTAACACCCAATCGGTCTTGTCCTTATATGCAAGAACTTTGATCTGGTTAAGAGGAGCAATGTCCAAAACAGTGTCAAGATTCATAACACCGATCAGACCCCAGTCTGCAAGCAGGCGCACAATACGATTGCGTCTCTGCACGTCATTCACAGTCAGATTGGCGTGCTTACCATCCAGGGCAAACAACTCCTTGAAGTGAACGATAAAATATCTTCCTTGCTTATGCAAGATATGACAAGACTGATAGAGTTTCTTTTCCTTGCGTGATGCAACTCCAATTCTTGTCAATGTTTCACGAACCTTTAAAAAGTCATCAGGTTCATTCAAAATCACTTCGATCATTTGGTCCTGAGACCACTCAACTGTAGGTTCCACAGTAGTCATTTCATTCCTCCAACATCAAGTCGCTGTTTAATAAAGTTAATCTGTTCTTTTGTCAGAATTTTCAGAGCTTGAGATGCCTTCTCATTACTATAACCATAGTATTGTTTGACACATTCTAAATCCTGGACTTTATCCTTTCGGAGCCAAGGAGAGAATCTCTTTCGTTTCCTCAGACTATTTAGATAAAATGAATATTGCATATCTTTATCAAGAAAGTTATACTTATTCATTTCATTTACATACATCACACAATCCATATGACCAGATAAACAACGATTAATGATGTATGGAGGATATTCTTTTGAGTGTTCTGTCAGATCTTCTTTGTTGAAGTTGATTGAATTTAACCAGTCTTTAAGTTCCATTATCTAATAATTTGAATGTCATCGTCATCTGTCCAGAGTTCTACCTTGGTCCTGAACCGACCTTCCTGCTTGAGTTTCTCATATCGCTTAGATGCTTTCTTCTTCCACCAAGCAATAATGTTCTCCAGATAGAACTTGTCCCAGTTAGGGCCACGAACCAGTTCATCCTGCTCTTCCATAATCACCTCACGGACATTTGAATATCCATAGTCAGAGATATAGAATCGCTTCTTCTGAGTAAGTCCGAATGCCATATTAATAACATCATTGAACTCTTTCAATTTGTCCTGATCCTGCAGAGACTTCTTGATGATGGAGATCATCTTGGTTTGACGTTTCATCTTCTTAGAAGACGCTCTGTTGTCCGTCAGAGGCGTGTTGTCATTCAACAGGGTAAATCGGTCGTGCAGGCGGTGGAAGACTTCTTCATGGAGCAGGGGGAGGAACTTACTCTCAGTAAGACCCTTGTACCTCATAAAGGGTTTAAGACCATCGTACTGAGACGCAGATGTGGTAGAACCATACAGAGAGGTTGTCTCAAATAAGGCAATATTTTTTTCAAAGACTTCGTTCAAAGTCTCACGGGCAAAGTGGGAGGAGCACAGAAGTGCCAGCAGTTTGCCACCAAGATAGTTATATCCAAAGGGTTGCGAAGGGACAATCACAAATCCCATCGCAGCATGACGATTGAATACAGATAGATTAGGTGCCTTACCCAACCACAGATTTCTAGGCTTTGAATTGATAGTGGGAGAACCAAAGCGAATAAATCCAAGACAGGTCTGAGTTCTTTTCTCAAACACCATCCAACGCAGTTCTCTACCAGGAATATTACTTTCGTTGTTATGAGAGGAAACTGCTCTCAACAGATTGCCATAATGCTCTTGTTGCACTGCCTGCTGAAAGCGAGCACCAACAAATTTGATGTCAAACTCCATTTCATTGGGATGAACATCTTCATTGAAGAACTCATCCTGAAGTGGAGTAAGTTGACTTGTCTGAGAGATGACTTCTTTTTTCACATAACGAAGGTAATCCTCAATAGAGGAAAAGTTTTTGAAGTAGTCAATAAATTCATTTGCCGCCCATACGGCATCATCCTCAGATACTTGCATCATAGAATCAGTTTTTTACTTGGTGTTTCAATCGGGGAAAAGATCTTCTTGTAATTATCTACGATCTCATCTCGTGTGTCAATCAGATAAACGATATATTGTTTTTCAACTTTGATACCACCATCTTCTTTTGAGAGCACTGACCAAGGAGCAAATCCAATCTGGCCTTGAGCACTGGGTACTGCTACAAGAGGATTTTGGAGTACAATATAATCATCAGTCTCCTCAACCAGAGTGAAGATTACTTCCTCACCAGTGTTCATTCGTAATACTTTAATATCCATTTTTAATAGTAATCAATGCCATCGTTATCAGGTGTTGCGTGAAGAAAAACTCCATCGACTTTTTGAAGCAGGTCTTGCATACCACTATGCATTTGACGGTATCCAGTACCAACATACAATTGTCCCAAAACAACCGACACAGTGGCAGTACCCCAGAAGATGTAATACCACTTTGACTTAACTTGAGCTTTGACTTTTTGCTTTTTCATTTCGTCCATTGTAAGTAATAAAAATTTTGTTTGTTAAGATACCTTCAAGGAAAGTATCTCTAACGGAACTCACATTCCACCATTATTTCAGTAAGGCAAGCAAGCATATTTATTTCCTGATCTGCCACAAATGCCATTTGATACTGATACTTAGCAAGCACAAGAACAGCAGCAGGCAAAGAATTCGGAACCAAGGAATCATAACAAGCATCGTAAATACGACGCAGTAAGACAGAAGTATCATTGTCCAGGTTATTGACAACCCATTTACGTACTTCGGGAAAATCTTTCTCCTTAAGTTTTTTAACCAAGTCATTTACTTTTACATCACTAAAGGTTGCAAGGATACCTGGATCAATAGTACCAGAAGAAGAATATCTTTGACACTCATTAAGAACA